AAAAACAAAGCAAATAGAAGAGGTTGGAACAGACGGAACAATTACAAAAAAAACCAAGTCTACTGCAACGGTTGATGAAAATGGTATTGCTCAGTTCGTGGATGGTGAGTTAGATAACATGAGTGTTAAAATGCTTAGTGATCAATATTTAAATGCAAGAGCAGATAAAAGTATTATACTACCTATACCATCTGATATTCAAGACTCAAATGGTACTAAATGGGGAGAAGATGAAATAAATGACTTTGCTGCTTGGGGTATGACACAAATGGGAAAAGTGATTGAGACAGATACTATGAAAGAAGCAGCAGAAGTTGCAACTAATACAATAGGTCAAATTGCCAGAGCTTCTGGTAGTAAAGGAGGAAAAAATTTATTAGATTATTTTAAAACAACTGCAGTAGTAACTGCTGCAAATGCTATGGGTGCAAATACATCAGTAGATGGAGTTTTAGCAAGGAGTTCTGGTCAAATAATTAATAAGAATGTAGAACTTCTATTCAGTGGTGTACAATTAAGAACATTTAATTTCTCTTTTGACATATCACCTAGAGACGAAACAGAAGCAGATATGGTTAAGCAGATAATTTTTGAATTAAAGAAAAGAATGGCTCCTAAAATGATAAAAGATAATCTTGGTTTTTTAAACTCACCAGATGTATTCAGAATTGCATATAAAAAAGGAAGGGCAGAACACCCATTCCTTAATAGTTTTAAGACATGTGCTTTAACACAAATGAATGTTAATTATACAGGATCAGGAACTTATGCAACATATCATAATGGAGTTCCTGTTCATATGAATATGTCTCTATCCTTCAAAGAATTAAATCCAATCTATGCTGAAGATTATGATCCAAGTGAATCTAATGGATTTAAAGGCAAAAAACCATCAGGAGTTGGATACTAATGGCACACTATTTCAGTTACTTACCTAATTTTGGATATAAAAATCCACTTGCTACTAGTAATAGCATTAGCAATTTTATACTTGCTAAGAATATTTTTAGAAGGGTCAAAATACATGATGATGCACTTACTGATATAACCTTTTTAAATTCTTATACTATTTCTGATGGTGAAACTCCACAAGATGTTGCTGAAGAATTATATGGTGACTTAAAATATGATTGGATAGTATTAACAGTAGCAAATATTATGAATGTTAGAGATCAATGGCCAATGTCTAACAGAGCATTGTGGAAATATTGTAATGAAAAATATGGTGGAGATATAAATGCTACACAATTTTATGAAACAAGAGAGGTTAAGGATGCAGAAGGAAGATTAATTCTTCCTGCAGGTAAAGTAGTAGATAGATCATTTACAATACCTGATCCAGACACACATAATATAAATCTTTCCATTGATAGTGAGAACCCTCTTGTTATAGGGGTATCTAACTGGTTAGCAGAAACCAGAAAAAATGAAAAGAATAGAACTATTAAAGTAATGAAAAGGGGTTATTTAACTACCTTCTTGATGGATATGAGAAACGAGGTATTCTATAAGAAAAGTTCACAAACTATCGATAGAACAACCAAACTTGCTTCAAATCCTGATATTTAATTATCTCATTTTAGGTCCACTTGCCCATCCAACAAGAACATATCTAGTTCCTTTAGTTATGTGACTAGCCTTGTGTGGACATCTAGAATCAAAAATAACACAATCTCCTTTTTGATTGTCTATCTGACAATGCCTGTTAAAATAATCAACTAATATTAATTCTCCTCCTTCATAATCCTCTGGATCAGAAAGTTGCACACTCATACTCAACTTTCTCCAGACAGTTTTCTTTGGAGCAATCCCGTAGTCACAATGCCATTGGAAATTTCCACCTACATCATACTTAAGTATCTGAAATTCATAGGTATTGATATCGAATTGATAATTCTGATCATTAATAGCATTAAATAAAGATCTACCAATACTATAAACAATACTATCTTCTTGTATTGGATGAATAGAACACACTCTAAACTTATCATCTGCTGGCACACCAGCAGATCCTGGATGAGAAACTAATTCTCTTCTAAAATGTCTATCATCTTCCTTTAAATAATCAAGATAAGCATCCAATTGCTCAATAGCTTCTTCATTTATCGCAAATGGATAAAAAGGATCCTCAAATGATCTGTTATAATTCTTTGCTCCTTCTGCAATTTCAGAAAAAGTCCTATCATCATCTAAATCATCTCTGACCGTCATTTTAAATTAATGCTTCAAGTTGTGGTAATGTAGTTGCGTTATTAATAGTTGTATATGGAACTGAGGGATTTGATTTAAGTGACGCAGATTCTCCCTTCATATCTGCTATTGCTTGAATATCTGCATTCTCTTTCTTTATGGCAAGATACTGTGATTCTAATATCTCAGTAGTAACTAACTTTGCTTTAGCAAGATCCGTGGTAACAGCTTTTAAAGCATGATCATATACCCATGCAGATCTAAAATCCTTAGAAGGTAAACTCGAAGGATCAATAACTGAGTAATTAGATGTTGGAATGTCCTTTGCTATAACAGCATCATCTGATAGAGCACAATCCATTGTGGGGATTACTACTCTACAGTTACCGTTAGCATCGGCATATGCGATAACTTTATTGCGTGACATTAGTTATTTTCGCCAGCAGAGCAAACTAAATTCTGTGCATTAGGAAAGGCAATAAGGATCTTTGCCTTAGCATCAGTATCATCCTTTGCATATACTTCCAATGACTTTGTATTAGCAGTATTACCAGTATGGTAAGTGCAAATATAGTGAGTGCCTTTGTATGCAGCCATTTTACTTAATTGAAAAAACAAAAAGGAGAGGATAAACCTCTCCTTTATTTATACCTTACTCTTCAGCTAACTGCTGAAAGTAGGATAGTGCATCATCATCTGCTGCAGGTGCTGCTGCAACTGGAGCAGGTTCACGATCAACATCCTCTTCTTCAACTACTGAACGAGCAGGAGTAGCAGTAAGTTTCAGAACTGACTCAAGACGCTTCTTGAGTTCATCATAAGATTTGAACTTATCAGCAGAAACTAAATCCTGTAAGGAATACTCCTTCTTCCATAATGCTTCAAGTGCATCATCATCTTTAAGGAGTGGTTTAGGAGCAGCAAACTCAGAACTATCATAGTTCCAGAAACCTGCTACTTTCTTAATCTTAACCTTAAAGTCTGCACCTTGCCAGAAATCAAATGGATTGATAGGTGTCTCATCCTCGAATTCTGGTTGCATTGCACCCATGATCTTATCAAAGATCTTCTTACCAAACTTATAAAGGAATACTCCTCCTTCATTAGAAGGATTAGCAGGATCCTTTACAACATAAATGTTTGCATAATAAGCAAGCTTACGCTTTTGATTACGAGCAATCTGCTTATCAGATTCTACTCCACTATTCCAAAGAGTAGTATTGTGCTCTGAGCAAGGATCTTTCTGATTCACTGTAGTTAGTGAATTCTCAATATACCATCCACCTGGTCCTTGAAAGGCGTGAGAGTATAGTTTTACCCAAGGAAGATCTTCTCCATCAGGTGCTGGTAAAAATCTTATTACAGCGTATCCGTTACCTGCTTTGTCAACTTCAGGTTTCCAGAGACGGTCATCTCCTTTATTTGCTGAATTGGTTTTTTCAACCTCTTTAACAAGTTTGGCAGTAAGACTACCAAGAGATGATTGCTTTTTAAGCGATGCGAAAGACATAGATTTGGCCTGTGTTAGTTAGATTTGGCTTTTGTGTACGACTCTATTATAGGGCGGTCATGCTCCCATGTCAATACCCTTACGGACTCTTTCTAAAGTGGTCTTCATGTTAGCAAACAGAAGATTACAATCAACATCCTTAGGGAACCCCATTACTATAGCAGATGCCCGAACATTGTCAGCCATCTCCTTAGCACGAGGGTCATCAGATAGTTTCATACGAGTATAAAGAATCTGCTGTTTTTCAAGCAAATCCATCAATGAATCTAAATGATCCAGTTGTTCTTCATGAGGAAGTTTTGGGAAGTCAAAGACTTTACTATAAATCTCTTCCTGCATTTCATTGATAGTCTCCATCTCCTCTCGGACAATATCTGAATCAAAGAAATCTGCCATAACTCCTCTCTGAACACTAATATTTATCTCTATTATATCATAGTTGCGACTAAAATCACCCTTCGGTTTTCCGCAGGAGTATTGTGATAATGCTCCCCCTTGAATAATATAACATCATCTTCTTTAGGATCAAACTCTTCATCATCCACAAAAGTTGAACCACCTGCATCTGTCAAATATATGATAAAATTAGTATGCGAAAATTGATGATCATAATGTGGAATAGTTGTTACAACCTTACTCTTTGGATGAACAGCATTAATAGATAATCGCAAAAGAGTACTAAATGACTCATTATTATGCTTAAATATTTCCTTTACTACTGTAACTACCTTATCAACTTCACTTGGATCTACCCAAGGATCTATTGATGGAAAAGCTCTTATCTCTGGTCTCCTAATAAAAGTTCTCGTGTAAAATGGAACATTAGAATCAAATGTTTTAGAACTATTAGCATTAGTTCTTTCAAGGTGCTGTAATGAAACACCACCTTTTTCATTATAATTCCAAAAGAAATTTTCACCAAGAACCCACTTCTTAAAGTCCAAGTAATATTGAGTCTTTGGATTAGAGAGGGAGTTTAGCACGAGTAGTTTTCTTCATAAAGTTTAATTGTTGAGCATCGCACTTTAATTTCTCCTTAAGAGGTTTAGAAATTAACTTAGTAATAGAATCAATCTCAATACTATTCTCTTCACAAAAGAGAACTATTGCATCAATGTAATTAAGTTTCTCATTTTTAACAAGTTTTTCTATTTCAACTGCAAATTTTGCAGAATTCATAAATTTCTTGTCTAATGCTTGTGTAAATTCATTTTCCATGTAATTGAAGTTGGTGAGTTAAAAAGTTTTCAATGTAAGTAACGAGTAATCTCATATATTTCAACTTATCTCGTTCTTCATAAACAACACATTCACCGTCTTCACATGCCATTATAATGACTAGTTTTTTGACAGCAATACCTGTTAGTTCATAATACATACACGCATATGCTGCTGCTTGAACAAAGTAACCATCAATCCACTCTCGTGGTTTAGGTGCTTTAGAAGTCTTAAAGTCAATGACTGATAATTCTCCCTCATACTCTGCTATACAGTCTACTGTACCTGCAATACCCAATTCTTTACTATAAAGAGATCCTTCTAAAGAATGAATGTTATCAATCTTATTAAGAGTAGGTTTAGCAATCTTAAATAACATATCTCCCATTGGGTTAACCTTAGGAAGATCTTCATTTAATAGATAATGCTCTGTCATGCTATGCATGTCAGTTCCACGAGCAGTTGCTTTACGAGTAATCTCGTTAGCTTTCTCCTCTCCTACCTTTTTTCTCCACTTAGCAAACTTTTCTCTGCTCCAGTGAGAAGTCACTGAAGTGATTGATAC